AAGATTGGGGAGTCTGCCGCTTGTGGTGTGATCTCGATGTGGAACCAGTCTCCGCCGGGTGCGCCCGTGACTGTCGGCTTGCTGTATTTGCTCCACGCTTGACGATCGCATTTCCACGCGCGGCCGAACGGCTGTGGGAAGTAGTCAATGATCATTTCGATTCCGAGATCGTTCGCATTGGCGCAAAGTTTCTCAATTGCTTCAAGCGCGTCCTTACGATTAGCAAGTTTCTTGGATGCACTTGGACGGTATGAGAGATCGACGGCGCGGCCCGTGGCATGTACCGAAAGTGTTTCTTTGCCGCGCATATTGCGAACGCCATACGACCCGTTATCCCATAAAGCGCCTTGACCTAGCCAGATGACTTCTTTAATGAAGGCGTCCATGCCGGCACGTCGTTTAGGTGATGCGCCGTCGGTGTTGCCCGTGTACGGCCGTGCGCCGACGATCGGAAGCGGTTTGGCTTTAGGCTTCGGGAGTTTTGCCGATGCCATAAGCCTTGTTCTTTGGGTTGACGTATCCGATAAATAGTGGTGCTACTGCTGCGATGGCTGCACCTAGTAGGTCATTTGGGTTGGTGTTGCCTGTCATGTAGAGGGCGACTGCTGCTGCAATGGCGCTATTGATGTAGGTAGAGATCATTGCTTTATCGCTGGGTTTCATCTGTTGCTCCTGTCTGTTTGGTTTTTTTCATTCCGTTAGATGCGAGTAGGCCACCGAGTGATCCGGTTAAGAATACGACAACGGTTGAAAGTAGGTCTATAAAGGCGGCGTCATTTGGGGCCTGTTCAAGTGGCTGATTGACGAACAGTAGGCCGTACACGAAGCCGAGAACGATTGCGGCAAAACTGATCGACATTGTTATTCCGACGATCAGGATTAGTCGTGCGTGTTTATCCTCTGGCGACATCGCAAGCCGTTCGCGTAAAGCACCTATTGGGCTCAATGTTAACTCGTGTGCTGCTGCATCCATTAAGTACCGCCGTTATGACTGCAACCATAAAGACCAGCGCAGCATATTTAGCCCAGCGGCGGTGGATATGGGTTTGCATCTTTGACTGCCTGTACTGCGTCTTCCCATGCTTCTTTGGTGTTTGTGCCGCGTTGCCATTCAAAGAATAGGCCGTCGGATTGTGCTTCGTATTGTGTGCGGCGTGTTGTTTCAACGGCTGCTACTTGATTGTTGTAATCAACTGCTGGCCACGCTGCATCGAGTTCAGTTTGTGTTGGTTTTGGTGTGCTGTCCAACCATGTGAGGCCGTCGTAGGTGTTGCCGTCTAGTGTCCATTGTGTGCCGGGATAGTTGGCGATAAGTATTGCGGCGTAATCAATCATGCTAAAATCTCCACGGCTGTTATTGAACTAAATCCACCAAACAATGCGTCCGCGCCACGCCTGTTTACATAAGTTGTCGATGTAATAGCGTAAACTTGCACCTTGTAAGTAGTTGCAGATGTTGTTGCTGGACTATCTAAAAAAGTTACTGCATTGCTAAAGATTGCGTTTGGATACGCTTGGCTTACTAGTGCAAACCCGTTTACCGATGAACCAGATGTTCCAACTGCTATAGCCGTAGCACCACGAACAAGACGGAACATACCGTCACCACCCGCACCTGCTACCGAACCTGCAACAGTCGCAAACAACAAAACTGTACTAGTAGCAGCCGACGGGGTAATTGAAACACTTAATCCAGTTACGTCAATGAACGACGCTGTAGTTGACGTAAAACTAGCGGCCGTCGTTGCTGTTTGCACTTGTGCAACCTTGCCGCCAAGCGCAAGCCAAGCCGCGCCGTCGTAATATTGCGTTGTGTTTGTTGCCTCAATGTAAGCAAACTGGCCCTCGGCAAGTGTCTTTTCGCCTGTGCCGCCGAAAGCCGCGTCACGCTCGGTAGTACCTGCAAAAACTGGGATGCCCGAGTTTGTAATGTTGAGGTCTGCCGCTGTCAGGACTTCGCCTGCCACATAGACGGGGACTGTAGTAACTGCGTTTGCTCCCATAATGCTCCTTATCCTAAGACATTTTCTTCGTCGAGTGTGCCATATACCAGATCGTCAAGGATGAGTTCGTAGACGAGCGTTGTGGGGCTGGTAAATAGCGTTATGCGGTGGCCGTCGCTCAGGGTGATCTGATGCTGGATGCCCTCGATGGCGAGTTCTTGCGCTAATTGTGTTGTCGTGTTGCCCGTGTTAAACGACTTCTCAATGCTGATGGTGTCGCCAATTTCTAGGACGGCGACCGTGTCGCGTTGGGCGTCGGTAAGCATGAGGAACGCGGTAGAGACGTTTGTGTATCTTGGCTCGGGTTCGCCTACGAGAAGGTAGTTAGCAAGGTCTAGCGCGGCCGTGTTGTTGTGGACTAAAGCGTCGGAGATCGAGTTTGTTTGAATGAAGTAGGTCGCTTGGGAGGCTAAATCTTCGGCGATTTCTGGGTTAGTTGCGCCGGCATGGGTGACGGATGCGCGGTTGACGACTTGGTTCGCTTCAAAACTTATGCCGACTTGATCAAATGAAATTGCCGTTCCGTCATCGTGGAAGTCGGCGACGGGTGCGGAAAGTGTTGTCCCGATCCGATCTTGGAAGGTGAATGTCCCATCACGTGCCACAAAAATTCGACCTTGGACGGATTCGTTGATCTTGGCCATGTATGCGGCGACGGATGTTCCGTTCGGGACGGTGTAGGCGGCTGCTCCGCCGAGGAGGACGGTAGAAGTTTCTAGGTTGCGTTCGCCCGGTAATTGGAATGCGTTGACTTCTGGAAGGTCTAAGACGGCTTCAATGCGTACGTTGGCAAGTTCTTCGGAGACGTTGTATTCGTCCATGTAGGTCTGCGAGAGGACATAGTAACGGTCGGCGCATTGGACGCTGACTTCGTCTAGGCCGCCAAGGTTAAAGTCGTAGGTGTAGTCGATGATGTAACCGTTGAAGAGTTCTTCGCCTTCGCGTGTGAGGATGACGTTTCGCATTGGGGCTAGTCCAGGCTGTGCGTTTGCGGTGTCAAAAAATGGGCTGTCTTGGTTAAATGGGTTGAAGACTCCGCCGGCATAGCCGTCTAGAAGATTAAAGTTCATTGAGCCGGCTGTAAATTGGTCGCCGATGTCGCGCCGTCCACGGAAAACGTTTATGTTCGTTGAGCCGTCAATGACGGATGCGTATTGTGTTGTTCCGTTAAGCACGTATTCGGTGTTATTGAGTACGCCCTTTGTTGTGTCGTCAAGTGTGAAGCCGTCGACTATGAAGCCTGTGTCAATGAGAAGATCGTAGGATCCCGATTGAACGATTGTGGCGGCCATTACGCGACTTGTATTTGTGCTGGGCCGTCTACACGGTTCATTGCTTTAATGGCGTTAACGACGGCACGGCCGATGTCTGCCGATGTTGAGATGCCGCCCGTGATATTGACGGTGATGTTCTGTCCGCCTTGATTTTTCATGCGGTCTAATGGGATGACGGCTTCTGGGCCACGTTCGCCGATAAGTGCCAAGGTTGGCCCCGTCACGATTCCGCCAGCGGCCATTGCTGGGATGCCGCCTTCACGTGCGAAGCCTGATCCAATAGCGGCTTGTGCTGCACCGATACGGCCAAGAGATATCTCATTCAATGTCCCCACGTTGTCAACAAACGGGATCGCGTTGTATGCCTTAATGAGCACGTTAATTGCTTTGATCCACATGTTCGCCATGTTCTCAAATGCGCCAATAATGAAATTGATCACTCCGTTGATGCCGTCGCGAAACCATTCAAACTTTTTGTACGCGGCCACAAGCGCGACAACCATAACGGCGATGCCGGCTGCAATAGCCGAGAACGGGTTGAGCGCCATAGCAAAGTTAACGGCCATGATCGAGACGGCGATTGCGCCGATCGTGCCGGCAATAGCCAAGAAGACGCCGGGGTTGTCTTGGGCCCAGTCTGCAAACTTTTGGATGACTGGTAGGACGGCTTCAAATGCTGGAAGTAGTGCGGCTCCGACTGACTCTTTTGTTTCATCAAGCGAGTTCTTCAAAATCTTCATGCGCCCTGCGGCGGTTTCGGCGGCTGCGGCCGTGGCTCCTCCAAAGGTTCCGCCAAGTACATTCATCACGTCGTCGAGCGTGGCGCCGTCTTTGATCATGGCTTTGATCTCTGGTGAGAGTTGGCCTAGGGCTTTGAAGTTGCCTCCGTAGGCTTTGGCGAGTGCATCGGAGACGGTCGCTAGATCCTTGCCAGAGCCCTGTGCGATGTCCTGAGCGAGCGCTAGAGCGGTGTTGGCTGTAGTGATGTCCTTAGTGCCTACAAGAAGCGCTTGGAAGGCTGGACGCAGTTCCGAGTCTGCCGTGCCGGACGCCCTCGACATTGCGGCAATGACCTTTTCTTGTGAAGCGACTTGTGCGTCGGTTGCTCCCGTGACGTTCTGCATTACGAGCGCAAGGTTTGCTTGCTCGGCGGCGTCCTCCATTGCGGCTTTGGTTGCTCCGACAAGTGCTACCCCTAAGCCGGCAACGGCTGCGGCCGCTGGGATGGCTGCCTTTTTAATTGCGAAGTTTGCCTTTTCGCCGAAGCCTTCTAGTTGCTTGAATTGGGCGATCGCTTTTTTGGCGCCCTTGGGATCGTATTCGCTAATGATTGGGAGTATGACGGCCATGGGTTACCTTGCGCTTAGATCGCGACTCAAAGCTTCTCCGACGCGGTCAACGATTCGCGCCATTTCTACTTCAAGATCGCTCTTGTTTGCTTCGTACTGTTTCCACACTACTCGCGACGGGTCGCCGTATTTGGCTGTTAGTGCGGCGCCCATTTGATTACTTTTAGAAAAGTCGAAGAACGCGGCTGCGGCTCCGAGCCATTTAACGGCAAAGGTTGAAAGGTTGACTTTGCCACCGAAGACTTCTTTGGGCGCTTTGGTGTTGATGTATGCCTTCACGGAATGATCGGTCGGCCATGGGAAGACTTGGTATTGGCCACGGAGATTCCATTGGCGCTGCCATCCTGAGAGCGGATAGTTGAGTGGGATTGCGGATTGGATGTCCGAGACGAGTCCAGCGGTGACGCGTTTGTAGTCCTTGGTGATGTCACGGCGAAGGACTTTGTCGATTTTGTTTAGATCCTTAAGCGCTTGACCAAGGCCGAACACTTCTATCCGTGCTTCAATGCCGCCGGCTGAGTCTTTCATTTGCGTCCTTTTTTGCTTTGGTCATTAAGGACTCTAATGATTGTTTGAAGGTCGCGCGCGTCAAATGAATCCGCATAGAACGTCGGAGCCCATCCCGTCGCGACTACCAGTTCGGCTAGTTGCCGGCGGTAGCCGCGTCCGTAGGGTTTGGATCGGTTGCGTCCTCCGCTGCGATCTCGACGTCTGGGTTTTCTTTCAACCATTCGCGCCAAGTTGCTGGAAGTTTTTCGCCCTTGATGACGAGCAACGTGTGTACCCAACACGCAAGATCGGATGCACCGATGCCACGGCCGTCTGACACTCGACGATTCTCTAGGCGTTCCCATTCGGCAATAACGAAGAGGTTTGTGGATAATTGTTCTTTGACTTCTCCGCGCGTGAGGCTGAGTTTGATCTTCATGGTTCTCCTTGTGTCGGGCCGAGGACGGCCGTGATTATGGGTTCGTCGTATCGGCTGAGTAAACGCCGCCCATGAACGTAATGTCAATGGACTGCAATTCGCCGAGCGAAGCCGAGATAACCGGCAACGACTCTAGGTAACAGTTTGTCAACGTGAAGCCGGGGTTTGTTGCCGAGTCAACTGCGTTAGTTGGCTTGACGATGACGGTTGTCTTGGTGCCGACTAATGGTGCAAGTGTCGCGTAAGTGGCGCCGGCTGCGTATGAAAGAAAAAGGGTTAACGTGACTTCGTTGTCTTCGAGGCCAGCCGTGAACGTGTTTGCTGTATCGCCAAAAACGGTGTCGTTTAGCGCGGTCACGGTACGGGTCAAAGTGGCGCTTGTGCACCATCCGGTGAGCGCCGTGGCTCCGACGGTAACGACTGGATTTGAGAGGATAGTTGAGGTTGCCATGATTGCTCCTTGAGTTGTGGTTTTAGTTTGACATAGATTCGGGCGCTAGGTGTGGATTACGCCGTTTGGACTTCGGTTGCGACAGTAAGTTCGTATGCCGGTAGAACGGATCCGCCAATGTCGACGTTTGTAGGGCGGCCTGAGATGACGCCAATGTTGAGCGCGTATACCTGAGCCAGCATATTGAGAAGGGACTTCTGGGCGTCTAGGTTGCCGGGGCCCAGCGTCACGATCTGAAGTGTGAAGGTGAGTTTGGCGATGTTGTAGTTGTAGCCGTCAATGGAATCAATGTTGACGAAGACGCATGGCGGAACGATGTTGCGCGGATCGTTTACAACTTGGAGCCCTGAAACGGTCTGGAGTTTGGCGACTAGGTCGTCGTAGCCCTCATTGAATAAGTCGGTGTAAGTAGGGACTGGCATTAGGCCACCTGCGGACGATCAATGCCTAACAATTGGCGGATCATTCCATTGAGACCCATGACGGGAGCGGTTCCCATGGACTGAAAGGACGCGAAGGAATCCATAGATCCGCGCTGACGGTACAACGCGCCGCCGTACATGATCGTCCCAAGTTTGACATCCTGCGACGGGACGGTTGTGAGGGAGTCGACATAGCCGGCTTCCATTCTTCGGCGCCAACAGAATTGGTTTGTGCTTGCCGCGCAAATGGTGAGGAATGTGGCGTCGGCTGCGGTAGCGGTACCGATCCCCAACCAGTCCTCGATGTCCGTGGCCGTAATCCATGTGCAAGTCGGAGTTGATGTCAAGGTTCCAGACGCGGCGGTGCGATCTACATCGGCGGCCGTCTTTGCGTATAGAACTTGGTTGGCGATTGGTACGTTGACGTCGTAGAGCAAATCGCCTTCGGAATCTACGCCTTCGTAAAGATATTGCGGAAGGGCGCGGATCGTGTAGGTGCCGTTAAACGTGGCGTCTACGCCTGCAACCGTGATCGACTGGCCGACCTCCAACTCCGTCGGGGTAAGAAGTTGAAGGACGGCGAAGTCGTCTATGAGGTATTTGTTGGTGACGCTGTAAACAGCCATGAGCGGATGCTCCGCTCTCGACTAGGCCTGAGTGATCTTGCGGATCATTCCACCAATTGCGGCGAAGGTTGAGACGTAACCGTGGAAGGACATTGTGCGTCCCAAAGTTGACGGCACTTCAACGCTCATCAAGCCACGAATGGATTCGTAGAACTCGAATGCGTCGCCTTGGCCTTGGCCAACTCGGGTGATGATCATGGTCTTTGCAGCAAAGTTGCTGTCAACTACAAGTTGCAAGCCCATTGGGGTTCCGTTCCAAGATCCTGCGCTTGATGCTCCAAGTGCGTTCTGGCCGGTGAGGCCTGCTCCGATGAATGGGAACAATGGACGCTTGCTGGAGTCAACAAGTTGACCGAGTTGAGCCCACACGTCGACAGAGACGAACATGTGTGTCGGCATCCAGTTACGGTTTGCTGACACGTCGTTTGCTGCGTCGTAAACAGACTTCAACAAGTCTTCTGGAGTTCCGTCCCAGACGCCCGACGAGTTTGCTGCTGCAAGCAAGTTGTCTGCTGCCAAGTTGTCGGAAGCGATCATGTACTCGCCCATCAAGTCATTCAGGATTAGTTGCATCGCTGGACCTGACGTAAAGTCGATGTCCTGAATTGAGAGGGTCACTTGCCCGGCGAGGGTAGTCTTGCTGACCGAATTGGAGGCAATGACCATTGTTGTAGCCGATGCTGCGGAGAGTTCGCTTGACTGTGCAGCGACGCTTGTGTGCGTGGTGATCGTTGGACGAATGAAAGTCTTTGATGCTCCGCCGTCTGGATATGCGCGAGCGCCGAGTGCTTCCACGGTAGGCCTCACGAAGTTTAGATCCTGTACGAGCGGCAAGAGCACGGGAATTGGGAGCAAGCCGGGTGTGTCAGTAGTAAGCACATCGCCTGCTGCCGCTTGTAGTGCTGTGCGCTGTGATGCGCTGTACTCGGCGACTGCTTTGTTCATATTCTTGAACGTGTCTCCGCCGATGTGATAAGCGGCCATGAAGTCACCTGCGCTTGGCAACTTAAACTCGCGCTTTGGCTGCGCTGGAATTGCTGCGGTTGGAATGGTTGCTTCGACTACTGGTGTTTCTACTGATTCAGACATTGGGTTCTCCTGTTGAGGTTCTTGTTCTTCATTATTACTTATTTCTTCTTCGGGCTGGTGGATACTGGCCGCGACTTTTGTGATCTGCGCTGCGTCTCCGAATGCGCCTATGGGGACTAATGACAATTCCGTCCAAGAGGCTTCTTCGATGATCATTGTTCCATCGTCCGAATAAGAGAACTTGGTGGGGTTTATTCCGACCGAGACTTGGTCAATGGTGCCATCGCTGGCCATAATGAGCGCATCATTTCCGAGAGAAGTGGCGCTGATCTTGGCGGTGAAAAGCATGCCTTCTGGAGTGTCTACTCGCTCGGTGACAACGCCGACGGGTTGGCTGGCGTCGTGGTACATGAAGAGTCGTGGGGCTTTGCCTTCGGTTGGGAGGGCGCCCGGGAGGATGCGGACGGTGGTTCCGTCGGAGACGGTGGCGTCCACGTTGTAGGGTGCTGCGATTCCTGAGATGGTTCGGCGTGGTGCGTCGCCTGCGGCGGCGTCAAGCGTGAAGTCTCCTGCAATTAGTTTGATCATCGGTTGGCTAATCCTTCTTGAGTGTTTTCTTGGATGGTTGGTTCGTCGGCTTTGTCGGCCATGTAGTTCTCTTCTAGATAGGACTCTGCGTCAAACTCGACGTAGGTTCCGCGTGGAAGAATGCTGTCCATTGAAAGCGCTGCGGCAATTGCTTCTGCGTACATTTTGAGTCCGAAGATATACAAGTCGGCGCGTGCTTGCTGGGATGACTGGTAGGAATAGGATCCGGTTGAGACGCCTACGAGATACGGTGGGACGTTGCAAAGGCGAGCGGCTTCAAGGGCGCTGTAGTTTGCTGATTCAATGAGGAGCATTTTGTCTGGGCTCATTGTTGTCGGTTCGTAAGATAGGAACTCATTGAGTGCGGCCGTTTGATTTGTTGCGCGGGCTGCGTTAAACGATGCGGCAAGATCTGCCAATTCTTGAGCGCTTAGGGGTTCGCCGCCAGTTTGTTTAAGTACGCCGGCTGGAATACTGGAAGATGCGTTGCGTGTGCGCGCGTCGTTGATCTTTAATGCAGTCTCGACTACTTGCGTTCCAGAATAAATTAGTCCTTGCGTTGGGCTAAGAATCTGTACCAAGTTTGTCGGATCTATTTCGCCGCCTTGAAAGTAAACTTGTTTTGATGGCGCAAACCAGACGGGGCCAGCCATGTCGGTCGTGGTAATTGAGCCGGCTGGAAGACGTGTGAAGGATGCTGGGTAGCCGTCGGCGGTGCGTGATGTTATGTACCAGAACGCGCGACCGAAGAAGAACAAGTCGTCAAACGTCCACGACATAAGAAAGTTGTATGGCACTTCGGGATCTGGTCGGCGTAGCCATGATCGAGGAGCAAGATAAACCTTTTCCATTTCATCGCCGTTCCACATTTCGGAATACATTTTGAGCGGCATGCAACCGATAACGGATGCCATAAGATCGCGGCTCCTATTTATCGCGGCTACCTGCACGGCGCGATTACGCGCTTCGCCTTCTTGGTACGTGTAATACTGGCCGATCATATTGACGCCAGCGTTTTGACTGGAGTAGCCCGGACTGAACGCGCCTGCGGCTGCGGCTTTAGCCGGCGGCGGCGAGATAGCAGCCTTGCTTACTTTGCGATCAAATAATCCCATCCCTAGAGCATGACACACTTGGCGCGTTTATGGTGGCAACCGCTCGGAGGCGTTTCCGATCCCGACGAAAGGTAGGGCTCACGAACGGCTGCCGAGAGGATGCTAGTTCGGGACGATGACTAGTGAAGGCTTTTGGGTGACGCGATTTTGTGAGGCCAATGTTGCCGACCAGATTAGGGTGCGGCACAACTCGATCGGGCCGGGTGACTTTTGGGATGAGACGGCGATGGAGCCTTGGGTGCGGACGAGGACGGCGCGTTGGACGTGTTCGGAGAGCATGGCTTCTCCCGTGTGAACGAGCCGCATTTCGTGGATCATGTTTTTGACGACTGGCGTGTACTTGAGAATCTCGCCGTATCCGACGACTATTCGGCGACGGTCAAACGTGGCGGAGTTGACTAGCACGTCGATTGTCGGTGAAAACGCAAACTTGACGGCTGGGTCTTTGGCAATTTCGGCTAGGTGCTCCAGTAGTTCTTTTTGTGTCTCGGCGGTAAACGCCACGGAGTTTACGACGCGGCCATCGGGCAATGAGACGGATCGGGTGGCAAAGTATCTGGTGTCGTCCATGGAGGCTTCTACGGCGACGACTCCGCCGGCAGGGACTTCTCCTTCGTAGAGCAACTCAGGCCATAGGCCGTGTGGGATCCAAGAGTTAGCGGAGGCGACCCACATGTTTAGTGAGCCGCGCAAGAAAAGTGCTCGATCAGGCCCTTCGGATTCTTGGCGCAAAGTGTCGATCGTAAGAAAGTGTCCGATTGCTGGGTTGCCCCAATACCACGACGCCTCATGCAGCGGATCCAACGAAGGCTCGGGCGACCATTCGGCAAAGTAGAACGACGAAGGCTTTTTGAGGTCAATAAGCCGAAGCGCATTCTCGCGGTGACGGATAAACAACTTGGAAGCCTCCGTGCCGGCCGTGGAAAACATGGCGGTCAAGGGTGAGCGCCTAGCGCGTTGAGCCGGCAAGAGGCCCGCCTCTACTTCGTCGGAGACATCAAACAATTCGTCGATGATTGCTAAGTCAATTGTCATGCCGTGACCTACTGAAGGCCGTGCTGCTTTGACATACCATTTAGAGCCGTCTGGCATTGTTGCCTGATAGCGGCCGTAACTCATAATGACCTTGGCTCCGCATCGCTTTTCTAAGGTCGGTGCGATCTCTTCAAAGAGCATGCATGCAAGATCAAGACGATGCGACAGAGAGACGACTGTTTGTCGTTGGCCCCGGATCTTTGGCATCTCGATTAGCCAAAAGAGGATGAGCGCTTGAATGACTGTGGTCTTGCCGTTCTGTCTAGCCACGGACACAAGGCTTGACCTATGCACAAGATCCTGATCGGCGTTGAATGTAAGCATCTGATCCAATACGTGCATCTGCCAAGGGAGCATCGTTAGGCCTAAGTACTCGGAGGCTATGTCCCCCACAATTGCCGCCCACGAGCCGACGCCGTCAGGGCTAATCGTTTCCAGTCTGGGCCGGTCGTGCGCGATTGCCGCTGGTTCTGGCTGGTTGCCGCTGTTCTTGGTAAAGAGTTGGATGGGGCTCGGGGGCGTTTCACTTCTATACAAAAAACCGTTTTGAGTAACATTTCGTTTTTGTATTCGTATCGCGTCGTTTTTGTTTTTGTATGTTGCTCCGCGTGATGAGTTGCATGGTTTACAAGCCGGCACAAGTCCATCGGCAATGCTGCCTCCTGCGTCGTGTTCGACTAGGTGATCGGCTTCTGTTGCTTTATTCTTTTGGCACCAATGGCACAATGGTTCATCGCGTAGGAGTTGACGTCTTGCGTCTTTGTATGCCTTGGTGTCGTACTCGGAGCGTTGGCGTGTCATGCTCCCGCGCCTTCGGCTTGGGCTAGCGCGGCGCAAGCGCCTTGCTGTTGCGAGTAGTAGTAGTTCATCATGTCGGGCTCGAGTCTGTTGAGTTGGGTTTGTTTACGGTATGTGATGCCGGCACGGTAAAGCCTAATGCGGTAATGCTCACCCACGGGATGCACTCACTCCGTACCCTTGCACTACCTAGCCGATTATGTTGACGGCTCGCTTCGTCGCTTTGCCTAATTCATTTCGTGTTGCATGTTTCAGGACGCGACGATCTACCCACGTTGCCGTGTGTTACCAACTGCCGTGCGAATGGCTTAGGTCGATGAGACTGATGAAGTTGTGCGTCCTTTAAGACTTAGATATTGAGAGATCCAGTTGATGTCGGCTGGACGCCACACCCAAACGACGGCGCCTTGTTGAAGCGTTGTAATCCATCGTGATTGAAGCGGTGAGATCTTGCCTTTATCGCTTTTAAGTTCTGCGAATATAACACGGCCCGAAGGATGGGCGAGCACCAAGTCTGGGAAGCCATGATCGCCTAGTTCGTGAGTGGCCCAAACGCCGCGTTTGTTCATAGCCGGCATCGGATGATGCACTAACCATCCGTGCATCTTGGCAAGATTGATCACGATTTTTTGGAAGTCTGACTCGGTCATGTGCGCGCCTGTTCAATGAGCACGTCGCGCTCCAGCGTCAAGAATGTGATCTGAGCCTTTAGTTCGTCGATGCTGATAAGTAGGTCTTGAATCTGATAGTGCTGATCCCTTAAGCGGCCTGCATACTCATCGGAGGCGTCGCTAAAGATCATTTCAGGCGATCGATTACGGTTGATGCCTGAACGCCTGTAAGCGTCTCTAGGACGACATCTGAGACGCCAAGAGTGCCATGGATGAACTCCAATAGGTCAAGATCGTTAAGTTCTTTGCCGCGTGCCAAAGCTTTTAAGAATCCGATTTGTTTAGGTGTTGCGAATTGCCCAGACGAGGAGGCGTGGGTCTCATCCTTTGAGGGACTCCCCGTCCGGGACACTTTGGACATCTCTTCGCGTGACGGCCGTTTGCCATGTGTCGCGTAGCCGGCATTAGCCAACGCGCGGCCGATGCTCGATGTCTCACAATTCTCAATATGCGCGGTCTTATTGACTGGCGATGAGCCACGGACTTCTTCTGCGTACCCTGTCGCCTTAGGCCATTGATCGATGAACTCAAAGAACACTTCGGCACGGAAGATCACTTGGTCGCCGTCTTGGGCGATGAGCGCCGTGGCGATGCGGCCGTTCGGATGATCTGCCCAGAATCGGATCAGGCGATCTTCTACCGTTTCGTAGTTGCTGAGATCGAATGCCATGTCGGGTGTCCTTTAGTCGGTATTAGTGAGCGAATTGTACACGTTGAACGCGGCGCGAAGTTGATCCTCTGTTTGGAATGTGCGCGTCTCTAAGAACACTTCTACGGCCTTGGCAAGATCGTCAATAGCGGCCTTTTTAACGCTTGAGCGTGTGACCGCTGGGAAGTCAAGTCGCATTGCGGCGCCGTGTTCGTCGCGGTAGCCGTAGTGCATGTAGATCTGGGAGCCGTTGCGTTCGCGTTTAAGAGCGAATACCCAGCCGTCTTTGTGCAGCGCTGATAGTGCGCCTGAGATCTGGCCGTGATGTAGTCCTAGTTTGCCTGCTAGTTCTTTCCACGTGTAGCCGACTTTGCAGCCTTGCAGCGCTTCCAGTATTTGCTTTTGACGTGACGCCGTGACTCCAGAAGCGTCTTCGGAGATTGCGCGAGCCTTAGAAGTTTCTGAGCCGGCAACGTGGCCTGAGTGGCCGTTGTACGGGAGCGAAGGATGGAATAGGTCGGTCATGAGTGCGCCTCCAATGCTTGGATTGCTTTGTCGATCGTTGTGATGTCGTGCAATGGCATCGGATCTTCCAATGTCATTCCGTTACGGATTGCGCGTAGACGTCGAATTAGATCGGCGTGTGGATTCGGTGTGATGATTTCGTCGATGAATGCGAATAGTTGTTTTCGCATTTCTTCGCTGATGCCGTTATCGGGATAGGGCGCTTCGTTCACTTTGCAGTCCTCCAAGGATTCCAGCCTGAGTTTAGGTATATGGCATGGGTGGCACGGAGTGCAATTGTGGCGTTAAAGAGATCGCTGCACTCGCTGAGAATGCCCTTCTCTTGAAGCCAGCCAATCGGCCATTGCGAATTAGGTAGGCACCAGAAGGAATTGATCTGGCTGATGCCGTATGAGCCTCCCGGATCGTTTGGGTTAAATGCATGGGCAAGGCAACGGGACTCGCGATGTAGCACAAGTTCAAGCGTGGCCAATTGGTCGGATGGGAAGCCAAGATCGAGGGCTAGTTGAAGCGCGTCGTCACACGTGGCGATCGTCGTGATTGTGGTGGTTGTGATCGGGACTGATGCCGGCACGACAACTTCCACGGGTGGCATCTCAGAAGGCTCTGGGAGGCTCCTAGCAACGCCTAGGAACGCCGTTATCGCCCATAGGCTACCGATGACGCTGATGATGATTTGTGGGGCTGTAATCATTGTTTCTCCAATTCGTAGGGTGGTGACCATGAGTCGCCCGTGGCTGTCCGAAAGGACATACGGCCGGCTAGGTATTGCGCTTCGGATCCGCCGTTCATAAAGATCTGCACAAGGACTTCTTGGCCGTTGTCAAGAACTGTCTTGAGCACCAGATAGTCGAAGATTTGTGGATCGGTCATAGAATGGCCTTTCGTCGGTAATCCGACCTTAGCCAACACTTGCCTAGTAGGGGTGGATTTCCCCGAACGCCTTTAGGAATGCGGCTTTGACGAAGATTGGGGAGTCTGCCGCCTGTGGTGTGATCTCAATGTGGAACCAGTCTCCGCCGGGTGCGCCTGAGACGGTTGGCTTGCTGTATTTGCTCCACGCTTGGCGATCGCATTTCCACGCGCGGCCGAACGGCTGGGGGAAGTAGTCGATGATCATTTCTATTCCGAGATCGTTGGCATTGGCGCAAAGCTTCTCGATTGCTTCCAGCGCGTCCTTACGGTTAGCAAGTTTCTTGCTGGCGCTTGGACGATATGACAGATCGACGGCGCGGCCTGTTGCGTGTACTGAGAGCGATTCTTTGCCGCGCATATTTCTTACGCCATAGGAGCCGTTATCCCAAAGGGCGCCTTGAGCGAGCCAGATAACTTCTTTGATAAAGGCGTCCATGCCGGCACGTCGCTTTGGTGATGCGCCGTCCGTGTTGCCCGTGTACGGCCTAGCGCCGACGATCGGGAGCGGTTGGGCTTTAGGCTTCGGGGTTTTTGCCGATGCCATAAGCCTTATTCTTTGGGTTGACGTAGCCGATGAATAGTGGTGCTACGGCTGCAATTGCCGCGCCGAGTAGATCGTTCGGATCTGTGTTGCCTGACATGTACAGGGCGACTGCTGCTGCAATGGCGCTGTTGATGTAGGTAGAGATCATTGCCTTATCGCTGGGTTTCATCTGTTGCTCCTGTCTGTTTGGCTTTTTTCATTCCGTTGGACGCAAGTAGGCCGCCTAAAGACCCGGTCAAAAATACGACAACGGTTGAGAGTAGATCTATGAAGGCGGCGTCATTTGGGGCCTGTTCGAGAGGCTGGTTTACGAATAGTAGGCCGTAGACGAAGCCAAGAACGATGGCCGCAAAACTGATTGACATGGTTACGCCGACGATCAGGATTAGTCGTGCGTGTTTATCCTCTGGCGACATCGCAAGCCGTCCGCGTAAAGCACCTGTTCGGCTCAATGTTGACTCTTGTGCTGCTGCATCCATTGAGCACCGCCGCTACGACTGCAACCATGAAGAGCAGCGCCGCATATTTAGCCCAGGAGCGCGATTGCTTCATCTGCGGTGAGTCCAAGTTTGTCAAGGACTGATTGCCGTGCAGCAATTTTGTTGGCGTTGTATTCGTGAATTTCGGCGCTATCAGTTTGGTATTGTGCAAACTCTGCGTCAGTCATTTCGCGTTGTTCGTTGCCGATTTGGATTATTGGTTTAACTGTTGACATATGCGTACACCTTGTAATATCCGCTTATATTTCCTGTGCTGGCAATAATTGACAGCGCGTCAAATGATGTTGTGGCATTAAAAAAGCCGCCAAAAGATGCCCCGCCAAAACCGTTCGCTGCTTGCTGGCCGCCTACTAATGTTCCTGTAATAGCGGTTTTTTGTGTTGCTTCTGGTTCAAGAATGTCGTAAGCAAGTTTTGCGCCTTGATTGCCTGCGTCAGAACCAGATACCCACCATTTATTGTCGTTGTCGTTTACCATTGCTATCGAGCCACCAGTATTCATGATTCCTGATATTCCGCCAGAATAACTTGCCGCCGTGCTATCTGTGCCGCTTGCGCGCATACGCATAGTTAATGTCAAAGTCGTTGAGACGGATTGAACGACAAAGTGCATTCGATAATTTGTGTATGTGCTCGTGAAAGTTCCGTTCGGTAAACTTACGCTTGCGGCTGCCGTAAAAGTTGCGCCAGTTAAATAAACAAGACCCGGGGCAACACCGACAGACTGCCAAGCCGCGCCATCGTAATATTGCGTCGTATTGGAATCTTCTAAAAACGCAAATTGACCTTCGGCAAGTACTTTTTCGCCAGTCCCGCCAAAAGCCGCATCGCGCGTGACAGATGTAGCGAACACGGGGATCCCAGAGTTCGTAATGTTGAGGTCGGATGCTGTGAGCACCTCTCCTGCCACGTAGACGGGGACTGTAGTAACTGCGTTTGCTCCCATAGTGATTCCTATCCTAAGACATTCTCTGTGTCTATTGTGCCATATACCAGATCGTCAAGGATGAGTTCGTAGACGAGCGTGGTGGGGCTTGTAAAGAGCGTGATCCGATGCCCAGACGATAGGTCAATCTGATGTTGGATTCCCTCCACGGCTAATTCTTGGGCTAGTTGCGTGGTGGTCAATCCAGTTGCAAAGGACTTCTCTACGCTGATCGTGGTTCCGATCTCAATGACGGCCACAATGTCGCGCTGTGCGTCTGTAAGCGTGGAGAACGGCGTGGATACCGACGTGTAGCGCGGTGTGGGTTCGGCTACAAGTAGGTAGGTAGCAAGGTCTAGCGCGGCCGTGTTGTTATGCACTAGTGCGTCGGAGATTGACGTGGTCTGAATAAAGTAGGTCGCTTGAGATGCTAGATCTTCCGCGACTTCTGGCGATGTGGCTCCGGCATGAGTTACGGATGCGCGGTTGACGACTTCGTTTGCCTCAAATGATATGCCTACTTGGTCGTAGGGGATGTTGGTTCCGTCGTCGTGGAAAATTGCGATTGGTGCGGAAAGTGTCGTTCCAATTCGATCTTGGAAGGTGAACACGCCGTCCCGTGCTACGAAGATTCTGCCTTGGACTGATTCGTTAATTTTGGCCATGTATGCGGCCACGGATGTTCCGTTGGGGACGGTGTAGGCGGCTGCTCCGCCAAGTAGGACGCTTGATGTCTCGATGTTGCGTTCACCCGGCAATTGGAATGCGTTAACTTCTGGAAGGTCAAGCACGGCTTCAATGCGTACGTTGGCTAGTTCTTCGGAGACGTTGTATTCGTCCATGTATGTCTGCGAAAGGACATAGAAACGGTCGGCGCAAGCGACGTTGACTTCGTCTAGGCCGCCAAGGTTAAAGTCGTAGGTGTAGTCAATGATGTAACCGTTAAAGAGTTCTTCGCCTTCGCGCGTAAGGATGACGTTTCGCATTGGTGCAAGTCCAGGTTGACCGTTAGAACTGTCGAAAAATGGCGAATCCTGATTGAACGGATTGAACACCCCGCCCGCGTAGCCGTCAAGCAAATTGAAAGTCATTGAGCCGGCGGTGAATTGGTCGCCAATGTCGCGGCGTCCGCGTGTGACGGTGATGTTTGTAGAGCCCTCAATGACCGATGCGTATTGGGTTGTACCGTTGAGCACGTATTCGGTGTTATTAAGAACGCCTTTTTCGTTGTCGTCAAGTGTGAAGCCGTCAACGATAAAGCCCGTGTCGATCAGGAGATCATAGGATCCCGAGTCAACGATTGTGGCGGCCATTACGCGACTTGTATTTGTGCTGGGCCGTCTACACGGTTCATGGCTTTGATGGCGTTAACAACTGCGCGGCCGATGTCTGCCGATGTGGAGATGCCGCCCGTGACGTTGACGGTGATGTTTTGTCCGCCGTTGTTTTTCATGCGGTCTAGTGGGATGACGGCTTCTGGCCCTTTTTCGCCCACGATGGCAAGCGTTGGAGCGGTCACGATGCCGCCTGTGGCCATCATGCGTACTCCGCTTATGCCGCCTTCTGCGACTTCTTGTGCTGCACCAATGCGCCCGAGCGATATGGATTCAATAGTCGAGACGTTGTCAACGAACGGGATGGCGTTGTATGCCCTAATGAGCGCGTTAATTGCTTTAATCCATGTGTTAGCCAATGTCTCAAAGCCGCCAATAATAAAGTTAAGGACGCTGTTAACAATGTTACGGAAGCCCTCAAACTTTTTATAGGCGATTGCTAGGCCGACTACAAGTGCGGCGATGCCGGCTGCGATAAGTGAGAACGGGTTGAGCGCCATTGCAAAGTTGACGGCCATAATCGCTGTAGCGATAGCGGCGATTGTGCCGGCAATGGCTAGGAATGCGCCTGGGTTGTCTTGTGCCCAGTCTGCAAACTTCTGCACTACGGGGAGGATGGCTTCTACGGCTGGAAGTAGTGCAGCGCCGATTGACTCTTTTGTTTCGTCTAGCGAGTTCTTGAGGATCTTCATGCGGCCTGCGGCGGTTTCTGCGGCTGCGGCCGTCGCTCCTCCGAAGGTTCCGCCAAGGACGTTCATGACGTCGTCAAGCGTGGCGCCGTCTTTAATCATGGCTTTGATTTCTGGGGAGAGTTGTCCGAGCGCCTTAAAGTTGCCGCCGTACGCTTTGGCAAGTGCATCTGAGACGGTTGCTAGATCCTTACCTGAGCCTTGTGCGATGTCCTGAGCAAGCGCAAGCGTCTTGTTTGCTTCCGTGATGTCTTTGGTTCCGACTAGCAGCGCTTGGAAGGCTGGACGGAGTTCGCTGTCTGCTGTGCCAGACGCTCTCGACATTGCCGCGATGACGTCTTCTTGTGCGGCGACTTGTTCTTTTGATGCGCCTGTGACGTTGCCCATTACAAGCGCAAGGTTGGCTTGTTCGGCCGCGTCTTCCATTGCCGCTTTGGTTGCGCCTGCAAGGGCTACGCCTAAGCCGGCCATCGCTGCGGCCGCTGGGATTGCGGCCTTTTTGATTGCAAAGTTTGCCTTGGCTCCGAAGCCTTCTAGTTGCTTAAATTGCGCGATCGCCTTCTTAGCGCCTTTGGGATCGTATTCGGAGATGATTGGGAGAATGACGGCCATGGGTTTACCTTGCGCTTAGATCGCGGCTCAAAGCTTCTCCGACGCGGTCAACGATTCGCGCCATTTCTACTTCAAGATCGCTCTTATTTGCTTCGTACTGTTTCCACACTACTCGCGACGGGTCACCATATTTGGCTGTTAGTGCGGCGCCCATTTGATTACTTTTGGAGAAGTCGAAGAAGGCGGCGGCGGAGCCGAGCCATTTAACGGCAAAGGTCGAGAGGTTTACTTTGCCACCAAATACTTCTTTGGGCGCTTTGGTGTTGATGTAGGCCTTGACGGAATGGTCGGTTGGCCATGGGAAGACTTCGTATTGGCCACGTAGATTCCATTGGCGTTGCCAGCCTGAGAGGGGATAGTTCAACGGGATGGCCGACTGGATGTCTGAGACAAGCCCAGACGTTACGCGCTTGTAGTCCTTAGTGATGTCGCGCCGAAGTGCTTTATCGATCTTGTTGAGATCCTTGAGCGCTTGACCTAGGCCGAATACTTCTATCCGTGCTTCAATGCCGCCGGCTGAGTCTCTCATTTGTGTCCTTTTTTGTTTTGGTCATTAAGGACTCTAATGATTGTTTGTAGGTCGCGTGAGTCAAACGAGTCCGCATAGAACGTCGGAGCCCATCCCGTCGCGACTACCAGTTCGGCTAGTTGCCGGCGGTAGCCGCGTCCGTAGGGTTTGGATCGGTTGCGTCCTCCGCTGCGATCTCGATGTCTGGGTTTTGTTTAAGCCATTCGCGCCATGACGCTGGAAGCTTCTCACCCTTGATCGTAAGCAACGTGTGTACCCAACACGCGAGATCTGATGCACCGATGCCGCGTCCGTCTGACACTCGACGATTCTCTAGGCGTTCCCATTCGGCAATGACGAAGAGGTTTGTGGATAGTTGTTCGGTTACTTCGCCGCGCGTAAGGCTGAGTTTGATCTTCATGGTTCTCCTTGTGTCGGGCCGAGGACGGCCGTGATTATGGGTTGGTTACGTCTGCGCTGTAGGTTCCGCCTGTGAAGGTTAGGTCTACAGTTTGCAACTCGCCGAGCGATGCGTTAATTACTGGCAAGGCTTCTAGGTAGGTGTTTGTCAATGTAAAGCCGGGGTTTGTTGCCGAGTCGACTGCGGATGTTGGGTTAACAATGACGGTCATCTTTGTTCCGACAAGTGTAGAAAGTGTCGCGTAGGTTTCAGTCGCTGCGTAGGACATGTACATCGTGACGGTAAGTTCGTTGTTTTCTAGGCCGCCTGTGTAGGTGCGTGCCGTGGATCCAAACGCGGTGTCTTCGAGCGCTTCAATGGTGCGGGTTAAAGTTGCGGCCGTGCATTGGTCTGAAAGGTCAACGGTTGCGATTACGACTTTTGGATTTGAGAGGATAGTTGAGGTTGCCATGATTGCTCCTTGAGTAGTGGTTTTAGTTTGACATAGTTTCGGGCGTTAGGTGTGGATTACGCCGTTTGGACTTGGGTTGCGACGGTGAGTTCGTATGCCGGCAGCATGGATCCGCCGATGTCGACGTTTGTGGGTCGGCCTGAGATAATGCCGATGTTGAGCGCGTATACCTGAGCGAGCATGTTAAGCAGCGACTTCTGGGCGTCTAGGTTGCCCGGGCCGAGCGTCACGATCTGGAGTGTAAAAGTGAGTTTGGCGATGTTGTAGTTGAAGCCGTCGATTGAGTCAATGTTTACGAACACGCATGGCGGGACGATGTTGCGCGGATCGTTGACTACTTGCAGCCCTACGACGGTTTGGAGTTTGGCGACTAGGTCGTCGTAGCCCTCATTAAATAGATCGGTGTAGGTCGGGACTGGCACTAGGCAACCTGCGGTCGGTCAATGCCTAACAATTGGCGGATCATTCCGTTAAGGCCCATGACGGGAGCGGTTCCCATGGACTGAAAAGATGCAAAGGAATCCATGGATCCGCGCTGACGGTACAACGCGCCGCCGTACATGATCGTTCCAAGTTTGACGTCTTGCGATGGGACGGTCGTAAGGGAGTCGACATAGCCGGCTTCCATACGTCGACGCCAGCAGAACTGCGAAGAACTAGAGGCGCAAATGGTGAGGAATGTGGCGTCGGCTGCGGTGGCCGTACCGATGCCCAACCAGTCTTCAATGTCGGTGGCCGTGACCCACGTGCAAGTCGGGGTTGATGTCAAAGTTCCAGACGCTGCGGTTCGCTCAACATCGGCGGCCGTTTTTGCGTAGAGAACTTGGTTAGCGATTGGGATGTTGGCGTCGTAGAGAAGATCGCCTTCGGTGTCTACGCCCTCAAACAAATATTGCGGAAGAGCGCGGATTGTGTAGGTGCCGTTAAATGTGGCGTCTACTGCTGCGACCGTTATTGACTGGCCGACCTCCAACTCCGTCGGGGTGAGAAGTTGGAGGACGGCAAAGTCGTCTATGAGGTACTTGTTGGTGACCGTATAGGTGGCCATTACTAGGGCCTACCTTCCGATTATGGGCTGACGATGATGGACTTGACTTGGTCTGCGTCTGCAATGAACGTTGATACGTAGCCTGCGTACGAGAAGTTTCGACCCAATGTGGATGGCAACTCTACGGACATCAAGCCGCGAATCTGTTCGTAGAACTCAATTGCGGTTCCACGTGCGACGACCATTGTGTTTGATGCAAAGTTGTTGTCTGCAACAAGGTTAAGGCCGAACGGGTTAAACGTGTTCATCTGGGTAATGTTTGCGGTTCCGGGTGCATTGACGCCCATGAGTCCTGCTGCTGCGGTGTATGGAAACACGCTTCGCTTGTCTCCGTCCAACTGCTGGCCGAGCAATTTCCATACGTTCGGGCTGACAAAAATATGATCTGGCAAGAAGTTTGTTGCGGTCAAAATGTCAGTTGCTGCGTCATATAGTGCGGCAAACAATGTGGATGGATCGGTGCTGTTAAATGTCCATGTCGAGCCTGATGCCGATGCGCCAGATGTAATTGCGTCTGCTGCGACGTTATCGCTCGCAATAAGATACTCGCCGAGTAAGTCATTGAGGATTATCTGGAGGCTGGCCGGATCTGTGAAGTCGACGTCCTGCACGGAAAGAGTTACTTGGCCTGCAAGTGTTGTCTTCGTGACGGTGTTAGACGCAATGACCATAGTGGTTGCGGATGCTGCGGCAAGTTCGCTTGACTGTGCAGCGACGCTTGTGTGCGTAGTGATCGTTGGACGAATGAACGTCTTTGATGCTCCGCCGTTTGGCATTGCGCGTGCGCCGATTGCGTTAACAACTGGACGAATAAAGTTGAGGTCTTGGAAGACTGGCCCAAGCACTGGTACTGGCAAGAGGCCCGGAGTGTCGGTGGTGACGATGTCGCCTGCCGCTGCTTGTAGTGCGGTCTGCTTTGACTTCATGTAGTCGTGCGCTGCGGCTGCAACGTTGCGGAATGTTTCTCCGCCGATGTGCATTGCTGCCATGTATTCGCCGGGGGTTGGAAGATCAAACTTGCGCTTCGGTACTGCTGGAAGAGAAGCGGTTGGGATGGTGGCTTCGATGACTGGTGCTGCTACTGATTCGGACATTGGGTTCTCCTGTTGAGGTTCTTGTTCTTCATTATTACTGATTTCTTCTTCGGGCTGGTGGATACTGGCCGCGACTTTGGTGATCTGTGCAAAGTCTCCAAAAGCTCCTATGGGGACAAGCGACAATTCTTGCCAAATAGCAGACTCAATAACCATAGTTCCGTCTTCGTCGTACGAGAACTTAACTGGGTTAATCCCAACTGAGACTTGATCAATAGTGCCGTCGCCGGCCATAACGAGCGCGTCATTTCCGAGAGATGTTGCGCTGATCTTGGCGGTGAAGAGCATGCCTTCTGGAGTGTCTACGCGCTCCGTGACAACGCCTACTGGCTGGGATGCGTCGTGGTACATGAAGAGTCGTGGGGCTTTGCCTTCGGTTGGGAGGGCGCCCGGCAAAATGCGAACGGTGGTTCCGTCGGAGACGGTTGCGTCCACGTTGTATGGTGCTGCGATTCCTGAGATGGTTCGGCGTGGTGCGTCGCCTGCGGCGGCGTCAAGCGTGAAGTCTCCTGCAATTAGTTTGATCATCGGTTGGCTAGTCCTTCTTGAGTGTTTTCTTGGATGGTTGGTTCGTCGGCTTTGTCGGCCATGTAGTTCTCTTCCAAATAGGACTCTGCGTCAAACTCAACGTAGGTTCCGCGTGGAAGAACGGAGTCCATAGAGAGCGCGGCCGCAATTGCTTCTGCGTACATTTTGAGTCCGAAGATGTACAAGTCGGCGCGTGCTTGCTGGGATGACTGGTAGGAATACGATCCGGTTGAGACGCCTACGAGATACGGTGGGACATTGCAAAGGCGAGCGGCTTCGAGGGCGCTGTAGTTTGCTGATTCAATGAGAAGCATTTTGTCTGGACTCATTGTTGTCGGTTCGTACGATAGAAACTCATTGAGCGCGGCCGTTTGATTCGTTGCGCGTGCAGCGTTAAACGACGCGGCAAGATCGGCAAGTTCTTGTGCGCTTAACGGTTCGCCGCCAGTTTGTTTAAGTACGCCGGCTGGAATGCTTGAAGATGCGTTGCGTGTGCGTGCGTCGTTGATCTTTAATGCTGTCTCGACTACTTGCGTTCCCGAATAGATCAGTCCTTGCGTTGGGCTAAGAATCTGTACAAGGTTGTACGGATCTATTTCGCCGCCTTGGAAGTAAACGGCCTTGGACGGTGCAAACCATACGGGGCCAGCCATGTCTTGAGTAGTTACGCTGCCGGCTGGAAGACGTGTGAACGATGCTGGGTATCCGTCGGCGGTGCGTGATGTGATGTACCAGAATGCGCGACCAAAGAAGAACAAGTCGTCAAACGTCCAACTCATAAGAAAGTTGTATGGCACTTCGGGGTCGGGTCGGCGCAACCATGATCGAGGAGCGGTGTAGATCTTCTCCATGTATTCGCCGTTCCATTGCTCCACGTAAGAGCGGAGCGGCATGCATCCGATGACCGATGCCATGAGATCGCGGCTCCTATTTATTGCGGCAACTTGTACTGCACGGTTACGCGCTTCGCCTTCTTGATACGTGTAGTACTGGCCGATCATCGAGACGCCAGCATTGTTTGATGCGTAGTTAAGTCCTGCGCCTGCGGCTGCGGCTTTTGCCGGCGGCGGCGAGATTGCGGCCTTGCTTACTTTGCGATCAAATAATCCCATCCCTAGAGCATGACACACTTGGCGCGTTTATGGTGGCAACCGCTCGGAGGCGTTTCCGATCCCGACGAAAGGTAGGGCTCACGAACGGCTGCCGATTGGATGCTAGTTCGGGACGATGACTAGCGAAGGCTTTTGGGTAACGCGGTTTTGTGAGGCCAATGTTGCCGACCAGATAAGCGTGCGGCACAACTCGATCGGGCCGGGTGACTTTTGGGATGAGACGGCGATGGAGCCTTGGGTGCGGACGAGGACGGCGCGTTGGACGTGTTCGGAGAGCATGGCTTCGCCCGTGTGAACGAGCCGCATTTCGTGGATCATGTTTTTGACTACGGGTGTGTACTTGAGAATCTCGCCGTAGCCGACGACTATTCGCCGGCGGTCAAATGTTGCGGAGTTGACTAGCACGTCGATCGTCGGAGAGAACGCAAACTTGACGGCGGGATCTTTGGCAATTTCGGCTAGGTGCTCCAGTAGTTCTTTTTGAGTTTCGGCGGTGAACGCAACGGAGTTAACAACGCGGCCATCGGGCAGGGAGACGGATCGGGTGGCGAAGTAGCGCGTGTCGTCCATAGAAGCTTCTACGGCAACGACTCCGCCGGCAGGGACTTCTCCTTCGTAGAGCAGGTCTGGCCATAGGCCGTGTGGGATCCAAGAGTTCGCGGAGGCAACCCACATGTTTAGTGAGCCGCGCAAGAAGAGTGCTCGATCGGGGCCTTCGGATTCTTGGCGCAAAGTCTCGATCGTAAGGAAGTGTCCGATCGCTGGGTTGCCCCAATACCACGACGATTCCGCGAGAGGATCCAATGATGGCTCTGGGCTCCATTCCCCGAAGTAGAACGATGAAGGCTTTTTGAGATCAATGAGCCGAAGCGCGTTCTCTCTATGCCTGATAAATAATCGGCTCGCTTCCGTGCCGGCCGTGCTGAACATGGCGGTTAAAGGCGAGCGCCTAGCGCGTTGAGCCGGCAAGAGTCCTGCTTCTACTTCGTCGGAGACGTCGAACAATTCGTCGATGATTGCCAAGTCGATTGTCATGCCGTGGCCGACGGAAGGTCGTGCTGCTTTGACATACCATTTTGAGCCGTCTGGCATTGTGGCTTGGTAGCGGCCGTAGGACATAATGACCTTGGCTCCGCAACGCTTTTCTAGGATCGGGGCGATCTCTTCAAAGAGCATGCAAGCAAGATCGAGACGGTGCGACAGCGAGACGACTGTTTGTCGCTGGCCACGAATCTTTGGCATCTCAATTAGCCAGAACAGAATGAGCGCTTGGATAACTGTTGTCTTCCCGTTCTGTCTGGCCACGGACACAAGGCTTGACCTATGCACAAGATCCTGATCGGCGTTGAAAGTAAGCATCTGATCCAATACGTGCATCTGCCACGGCAACATCGTTAACCCGAGAAGCTCCTGGGCTATGTCCCCCACAATTGCCGCCCATGATCCGACACCGTCTGGGCTAATCGTTTCCAGTCTCGGCCGGTCGTGTTTGATCGCCGCTGGTTCTGGCTGGTTGCCGCTGTTCTTGGTAAAGAGTTGGA